GATCCAGGTTAGTGGTGGCGGTAGTATGGCGGCTTCGTCTGGAACCGTTACTCTATATTTCGAATAGATCTAATGAATGCCTAAACACAAACAGTCAGCAACCTTCCTGGGTGGCAGTCCTGCTCTTGTCATATTAGACAGCCTATGCTATGCTTACTCTGGAGTCATTTCTGTTTCATCATCGTTAACTACGATGCTTGATTTCAATACTCCAGATAAAGTAATAAAATTTCAATTTGAATATCAGGGCTCATTAAGCCAAATAGGACAAAATCAAATTCGTATTGAAGTTCAATTAAACGGTGTGTCAATAATAGACACTTATGTTGATGCTGGGATGGATCATACTGTGTTTGATACCCCTCCTGTTTTAATTATACCACCTTTAACCAGGACAACTATTTCAATGGCTCAAGCCTCTGGGTCAGATAGAGATATGGAAATAATTTTAACTGGTAAAGTCTATGCATGACCCTAGCCGCGTCTAAGTCTATTTCAAGGGTAAAAGATGGGAACATATACGGCTGGTCAGGTTCCTACACTCTGTCCAGTTCAGCCGTCACTCTCCTGGACTATACGAATCCTTCCTACTTTTACCTGACGCGGATCACCCTGGGTATAGACTGGAGCAGCATTTCAGTAGGTGAGGTTCTTTCATATTCGATTAACGTTGATGGCCAGGCATTATTCGTGGAAAAATTTGTTGTGAATGTTGATAATACTGGGGATCAACCCAAAATGTTTGAATTCATCATACCCCCCAATTCAACAGTTAAGATCCAGGCAACAGAAAGCGCGAATAATGGATCCATCTCATGCATGCTGACAGGGTATAGATTATGAAGAAAGAAGATAATTTTGAGGAGCTCATGAAAAACATTGATTTCACCAGGTGGCTCCAGGCGTTGATCCCAGTAATGCAACCGATCATAATCTTTGGATCCTGGTTGGGTTTTTCTATGATCGATAAGAAAGCCAGCGCCGTGTCTAAGTTGATAGCCCTGGCGGAACCGATCCCTACAATCGATCTGAATGTACCAAAACCAGTTGTCCTGGCATCACTTTACCATTCGACAGATGTTGCCTTGAAGATCTTAAAAGACATCATCCAATATTTCGAAGATTTAGACATACCATCAGCAGATGAAATAATAGATGATATCAAAGAAGAGATCCTGGATCCATTAGATCCAATAATAAAACCAACAAAATCATTTTTAGAGGCGCTATCTGTTTGTAATGAGAATGCAAAAAAATTAAAATATGGGAGCTACTATATTTTAGGACCTGCCTGGATCCTGGCATGCATGCAGAAAAAAGGATTCAAGATAACTATTGATTATATCAGGAAGAAATACTTCTAATGACAGATCAACAATTTCTTTTGGTCTGGATTCTTTCATTCTTTTTATATTTTACAATTTACACAATTTGGATCCCGCTAAAAACGCAAAAAAAAATCGAGAGCTGGTTGAAGAGTTCTGAATCTGACGAAACTTTGCTAATGTCCCTGGATGTGATCACTAAAAAAATCAGGGAACAGATGTTAATTGATTTTGAGGAATTTATGCTTCCACAAGCGCGTGACAGTCTTAAAAAATTCTGGGCTGGATCCATGGGAGCAGCTGCGAAAGAACTGAAAGGCTCTGAGGAGGGTTCTCAGCTTTCTTTGTTGCATAATCTTACTCAGGATCTATCAGGACAGCCCTGGTATATCCAGGCGTTAGCTTCTAAAATGTTGCCCATGATTGCAGATGCAACCAATAAGCAGACAAAAAGCACATCTGAGCACATTTTAGGCATGGGACTACAGAAATAAGCAAACTAAAAGCCTTAGAAACACAGAATACCCCCTATTTCCACTCTCAAAAAAGGAAAAGCTTAGTATATTATATATATTATTTAGTTAATTAATTAGTATAGTAGTAGGTACGCCGTCTTATTTTGGATTAAAAAAACCGTGTAGTATTAATATTACTTTCTATAATGGATAATATCATGGGTAATCTGCTGATTGGAGCGGGATTTCACTTAATTTGAATTAATATATCAATTAATTAATACCCTGTTCTACACTGGGTGTATGTGAGTGACACAAAAAAGAAGGTTGGCCGTCCTGAAAAAACGGATAGTGAAGGAAACACGATTATCACAAAAGTGGTTGGCGTGAATGCTCCAATTAAATTATTGGAGTTCCTGAAAGGTAATGGAGTAAACAGATCAGAACTATTCACAAGGGTTTGCTCTGATTATTATTTTGGCGTAATATGTCCTTTATGTTATGCTAAGCTACAAACCACTATTGTAGGGGCACACTGTCCAGATTGTCAAACCCTCCATTATGAACGCACCAGGGAAAGCAAAACGTTCTGGCGTAGCTTTAACGACTGTCCTGATTGTGGTGAATCCTATTCCTATGAAAATATGTTCGCACAGACTAAGCAAGGTTTAGATGGATGCCAGGCATGTGGTGTAGTATGATCTGTGAATGTGGTTTAGATCTAAGTAAGAAAATGAATGCAGCCCGAAAGTGGCAATATCTAAAATATAAGGTTTGTCCTGATTGTGGAAAAGATCTCGAAGAAGAAGAAGCCTTCTATCACATGGATAAACAACAATGAGTAATTACCAAAGAGAAGCAATTCTAAGATGCACCAGGTGTTTGCATGAATGGAAGATCTACACCAAACCGACTCCCCTGGATCTATGTCCAAAGTGCGAAATATTTAACTCATCGTCTATTAATTAGAAAAGGGACGGCCCTTTAATTTAAGTAGCAACCCATATGTGGGTAACACGTGCCCAAGCCTGGACTTCCTAAGAAATACGCCCGAATGGGTTTCAAGAAAGGATGGCGCGCCTTCAAGGCATCCAAACGCACCAGGCGATCCACCAGGACTGGCGGCGTTCGAAAGACTGCCCGTCGGGCATACGTTCGAAAGAATAATCCAAAAAGGAGCAATAGTAAAATGAGAAAAGGAATTCCACACCCAAGTATTACGGGAATGGCTAGCGGCCTCGCAATCGCAGCGTATCTAAACGCTGGTAAAACCTTTGAAAGTGGTAAAATCCAGACCGAAGGCGTGATCAAGGATGTTACTGACGGTCAATTAGGCCAGGCATTCAATACCCTGTCATCCAATGCGATCAAGATGATCGGAACTGACACAGGACGTAAGACATTAGTTACTGCCGGAGGCATTGCTCTATTGGGAGCTTTTGCACGAAAGCAGTTTCCCCAACTAAAACTCGGAGGAAGTAAGCTTTACTTCAGACTATAAAATGGTAACAACAATATCACGAACGTTTGACAGCACGCCAACGGACAAGGAATATTTTTCTTTGACCGACAACATGAATTCCAGTAATCTGGGAAATATAATGGTACCTGGCGGATCACAGAGGATCGTTAGGGTCGATTGTGCCTTTGATGTATTTAATGCAAAAGGCGCCCAGGTCGTATGTCGTTTACTTGGATCTGACTTTTCAGAACAGAACTTCACTATCTGGGGTATAGCTGGCGACAGTGCCGACGCTGCGTGCGCACAAGGTTATCAGACCGTTCCAGTATCGTTTCCTATTGGCACTGCCAATAACATAGATCTACAGATTGCGATCCAGGTTAGTGGTGGCGGTAGTATGGCGGCTTCGTCTGGAACCGTTACTCTATATTTCGAATAGATCTAATGAATGCCTAAACACAAACAGTCAGCAACCTTCCTGGGTGGCAGTCCTGCTCTTGTCATATTAGACAGCCT